TGGTGTTGCGTCTAACATTACTCCTAATCAGACTCCACTAATTGCTTCTGGTGGATCCAGAATTAACTCTGCACAATATATCACATATGGCGGTGTATTACCTGCTCCTGGTGATGTTCTATTCAAGGGATCTGAGATTGGTAAGAATGGATCTATTGCATGGGTTCTTTCTAACTACTTTGCAAATATTGCTAACAACACCATTGATAACATCGTCTTTGATGGATCAAATGTTGTTAAGATTGAATTCAGAGACTTTACAAGTGGTGTTGCACTTGCAGTTGGTAATGACATTGGAATTACCTCTACATCTCAGATTAGAATCAAGAACTTCTACTATGATCCTAGACTGAATCTAACTTGGACAGTATATGCTGCCAAGCCTGGTGATCCATTCAACCCAACTAATAACTACTGCCACTTCCAAGTTATTGATCAAATTCCACAGGATACACAACCTTGGGAAAATATCATCTCTGGAACTCCTGGTGGTGCTGATCAACCAACTATTGAATTCTCTAATGCTAACTTCAAAGAAGTTGGTGTCATTGGTGGTGAGGCACTCAGAACTGAGACAGAAACTATTGGTGATTACAAACTTGGTATTAACACCATCTGCAGATCTTCTCATGATGCATATGCAAATGCATTTGTTGAGAATCTAACAACTGATCCTCGTGCAAACCTTGACGTTGTTGGTAATGCATACATCAGTGGTCGTAAGACACCTGATTATCTACAGCATACTCAGTTTGCTGATCGCGATAAGAATAGAATTAAGGATGCTCTGATTGTTGGCGGTGACAGTGCTGCTCCTAATGATGAGGCAGTATTGAGAGTTTCTACTGAAACTTCTACCCCACTAGAGGGTGGTAGACCAGTTGCTGAAGGTAAGGTTGGTGTTAATGTTGAGGATAGTGAACTTAACAGAGCACTAGTTGTCAAGGGTGATGCAAGATTCACCGAAGATGTACAGTTTGAGCGTGATATTGAAGTTCAGGGTGACGGCACACTTGCTGAAATCAGAACTGACATCACAACTGGAACTGTTAACCTCTTTAACGACAGCACATTTGTTGGTGGAAATAATTCTGCTGGACTGCACATTGGTGGTTATGCTAAGACTCTAAGAATTGGAGACTTTAACACCACTTCTACTCAGTGGATCTACATTGGTGACAAGTCTACTGGCGACCAGTTTGTATACATCGCTAATGCTTCTAACCACGCTAACATCTTTATCGGTAATATTGATCAAGATGCTGCAATCTCTAAGACAACGATTGGTGGTGCATATAATCGTGTTGAATCCCTATCCTTCGTTGACTTTGAAGTTAGAAGAACTAAGTTTGCAGGTGATGTAACCTTTGGTTCATTCAAGCAACTTGGTGGTGATAGAACCAATCCCGAGCAAGTTGTAACCATTTCAACTGAAGCAGGTATTGTTAGCTTCTTCTCTGGAAATACTCAGACAATTGACTTTGCTCTGAATGCTTCTGAAGTTAACATCGCTGGTCAAGGTGGTACAACTACCATCAGAAACAGTCTTGAGGTTGATGGTGAGACCACATTCAATGCAAGTGTTAAACTCTGTGGTGGTACTTCTTCCTTCTCCTTTGTTGGTGTTGGACAGTCTCTAGGAACAACTGCAATTGCTCACGCATCTGGTATCCTAGGACCTTCTTCCTTCAATCAAAATATTGATATTGTCAATGTTCTTCAGTTACCATCTTCGGATAACAGATACAACAGAATTGACACCGCTGGTTCTGCATCTTGGGGTGATGCAACATTCCAGGCAACCAAACCTGGTGCTGGTCCTGAAGGAGCAGATCTACCTGCACTAACAGGTAAGCAATATTACTTACCAGTATTAAATCAACCTGTTGCTGGTTACTTCAATGAAGGTGATTATCTAATTCTTGATGCTCCTGTTGATGCAGGTAATAACACAAGACCTGAAATTGTTCGTATTGCGGTTGGCGGTTTAAGTGGTGCAGAAACTGCTCCATACTACCTAACTGTTGAGAGAGAACCACTTGGTTCTTTCGCTCCTCAAATTGACACTCACCCAGATGAGCCTGGAAACAGAACTCCAGTATACAAGTGTAACATTGCATTTGATGCTACTTGGATTGAGCAGGCAATTGATGGAACAAGAGATGCATCTGCTGAAGAAAATGTATATCTAGCAACGTTTGGTGGAACACTCAATGTTGGAATTGATTACGTTATCATCTCTCGTGAAGATACCAATTCTGACGGAGACTTCAACCAGGGTGAAGCATTCAAGTTAGCAACTGCTCTAGAAGTTGTCAATAAGAAGTTTGAAATCACTAATGGTTGTCCAAACGGTGATACAGTCTTCATTGTTGATAGTGTCACTGGTGAGACAATTATCGGTAATGACGGTGCTGATGGAGAGAATGGAAAACTAACCATCAATGGTTCGTTTGAATTCAAGGGTGGTTGTAAGACTGCATCTGCTCAAACATTCACTGGTAATGCTATTGAGGGACAATTCACAATCACTGCTATTCCTTCAGTTGATGGACTAGAGGTTGGTGATTATGTTGAACTGGTTGATAATGGTGGTACTGTAACACTAGATCAGAACCAATATCCTGCTACAACTGGCGGTACAAGATTCGTTGATCCACAGATTGTTGCAATTGATGCTGCAAACAGCACAGTTACACTGAACTTAGCATTTGGTGGTTCTGGTAATCAAACTGGAATCAGCTTTAACGCAACCAGAGATGAGAAGTTCAGAATTACTGATAAAGTTCGCGACATCTTCACTGTTGATGGATGTTCTGGTGATGTAGTAGTTGGTAATCCTAGTGGTGAGATCTTCACAACTAGATCTCAGTATGGAACTGCAGCTGCAGCACATACTAAGGGTGCAACAGTATATACAATCTTCAAGGATCCAAAAGTAGACAACGGTATTGCAACTACATTTGTTAATACTACTGGTACAATTGGCACTGGTGCTACAACACTACCTGTTGATGACATTACTAATTTTGAAAAAGACGATTTCATCTTCGTTGGATTTGGATCTGGCGGTCAAGAAGAAATCATGCAAATCAGTGGAAATCCTCAAGCAAGTGGAATTGCACCTGCTGGTAACTTACCTGTTACTCGTGTAGCATCCTTGACAAATGTTCCTGGATCAAACCAGACACATAGTGATGGTGAAAGTGTATTCCGTGTTCTCTTCAGAGAAAATACTACACTTACAAATGATATCCCTGCAACTGGATCTACTGCTGTTAAGGTTGGATTAGAGAATAGCGATGTTGTTCCATTCTTCCTTGATCGTGAATATTGGTTGGCAATTGATAATGAAATCTTCTTGGTTTCCAACACTGTTACAAACGATGGTGGAATTGAACTAGTCAAAACAAACTATCATCACGGTAGACTTACCGTTTATGATGATGTTAAGTTTGTTGGTTCAAACTTTGAGATTACAGGTACAGATAACAATGTACCTATCATCAAACTACTCAACAACGAAGAACACCACTTTGAGGGTGGCGCACTTGATATCAATGCACCAACTGATATCAGCGGCAACCTAAGAATTGTTCCTTCTAGATGTGTTGAGGACCCTGATGCTATCCAATTTACTAACAAAACTTTTGAACCAACGTTCAGAGTTGAAGCTGAGTTTGGTGATACATTTGTTGGTCGCTTACTTGATGTTGCTGGTATTGCTTCTCCTGCTCCAGCTGCTACTCAACCAATCTTAGATGTCAGAAATCTAGGTGTCAATGGTGCTAATAACTTTAGCATCATGCAAGATGGATCCATCAATGCTTTTGGATTGACGGCATACAAGAACATCAATGGTGGTCACATTACGAAGTTCATCAACGCAACTGCCACTCTCGCTGTTAATATAAATTATATTGTAGCAGTAGCTCCATCTACAGGTGCTCTCATCTTGACTTTACCATCCAACGCTGTAACAGGCGATGTTATTAGAATTACTGAAGTTGGTGGAGCATTGACATATAATAATTCTCTCGTGATTCGTGCTCCAATCGTAGGTGGTGAACCTGTACCTCTCCAAGGTGATACTATTGGTACAAAACTTGGAGGTCTCTCTACAGCATATGGATCTGGTGAACTAGTTGTACAAAACAAAAATGCTTCCTTCGGATTGATTTATGTTGGTGCAACTGATGGAGACAACTTTATTCCTGCTGTCTATCAAGGTTGGTGGTTAACTGAACTATAATGGCTTTCTATAACAGACTAAAGACGATGAAGTCTGCCCCAGTCGGCACTATCATGCCCTGGGGTGGAAACCAAAGCACTGGAAATAATCCAGACAATCTTCCTACTGGGTGGATTCTTTGTGATGGTAGAACATATGATTGTTCATTATTTCCTTTGTTGGCATCTATGATAGGAAATACATATGGTCCTACTGAAGATTCCATTACTGGAAATTTTCCAAATTACGATGAGGGAGATCTATTCCGAGTTCCTAATTTGAATGGTAGGCAGTTGCTTGACCTTGAAAAAGACATGCTACTGGAAGAAAAGTATTATGCAAATCAACCTGATGCATATAGTGTTATTGGAAGTTTAGTTGAGGGTGATGGAACTTCCGTTACTCCGCCCACAATTTATAGTGCAGATACTGATCTTGGATTTGAATTAGATCCAATTGATACCATGGCAGGTAAAATTCAAAACATTACCTTGAATGATCCTACATGGTCTAAGACATATTATACAATTGGTAGAAAACTTGGTATTGACCATACTCCTGGTCACAAACACTCTGGACAATACACAACTGCATTTCCAAGTGGTAAGTATGTTCAGATTTTCCAAGCACCAACATTCCAGGTTTCTGGTAGTCCTGGATATGAATCTGCAAACTTGACTGGTGTTACCAGCACAGATAGTCCAGATACTTGGCAAAATGGATTTGGTGCAATTACATACTATGATGAAAATACACTAGTGTTAACTAGTGAAGCTAAGTCTTTCCCTACATCAGATCAAACAGTTCCAGAAATTGGATTGTCAAGAACTATTCCTTCTAGTGGTGCATATACAACCAACTTTAGTGACACATATAACTATAACCACCAGATGAGAATGCACACGGGTGTATTCCCACCTCCTATAACACTATTTGGTAAGGATAATTACATTGGTGGTAATGCAGGAACAACTTATCCTACTAACTTGAGTCACGCTGCACAAGATTCTACCGATAAGAGTCTAACTACGCACAGTCACTTTAGTTTTGATTTATCAATGAATATGGGTGGTCTTAAAATTCCACCAAATATCGCTGTCAACAACGTACAATCTTATACGGTCAATGTTTCTGATATTCCAGATGCGTTAAATATTCTTATGGATAATAACACTCCATCACAGACCGTAATCATGATCATCAGAGCTTACTAAAAATGCCAGTTTTTTTAAATCAAGAAAGAACGAAGATCGGAACAACTACAGGAACTCTTATTGCGTATCCTAGAGAGTTGGATGTTAATGATCCTATTGCTGGATTAAGTGCAGAGTTGCTTCCATCTGGATATTTAAGATGTGATGGAGCTGTTTATAATGTTGCAACTTTTCCAGCTCTTGCTGAAATTTTGGGAACTGGTGATGGATGTGCATTTAAGCAACCAAATGTAGAATTAAGTGATGAACAATTTCAGGTTCCAGACCTAAGATCTAAGTTTATTAAAGCAACTTCTGGATCTGACCAGGGTGTCATTAATGACATGACTGTGACAAATGCTAATGGACAAGAAATTAAAAAGTCTGGTGTTGGAGTCACTGTATCAACGAACGTAGGAACAACAGCAGTTATTGATTTAACAGGACAGTTTAGAGTTCCTGGAAGAACTGTGAACTTAACTGGTAATTTAGGTTTTACTAAACCAAAATCTCCAGATGAAGAAGTTGTTTCTGCATTGTCATTCTTACCACACGCACACTATACTACCACGTATAGATGTAGAACTATTAGAAGAGCAGGTAATGATGTATTTGAATTAAATTATTTTACAAACGCATCAACTATTGGTGTTCAAAACTGGTTTGATGCCACACAAGAACAACCAGCATGTAAATTTTATGCTCAGACAAATAAGTGGCAGGGTGGTGCATTTAATGAGGGTGGTGGATTTGGTAGTGCATCATTTGAATATTATGGTATTTGTAAAACACAGTGTGGTGGATACAATATTAACTGTCTAATTCCAGATGGTGAAGAAGTTGTAATTGATACTACGCCAGAAGGTCCTTGTGTACAGAAATTTGCTGGTATTCCACTAGGACCAATCCCTCCAACTGGTTGTGGACCTGCTACTGATTACACTGTTGGTGCCACATATATTTGTGGTGCAGATGGAGTTGGTGATGATAACATTCCTACTGGAGATACTCCTTCGCCTACAGCAATTCAATCATTCTCTCTGTATATGGGTGGATCCGCATATAATGACGGACCAAATGATTGGTATCCTAAAGGAACTGGACAGTTTGCATACAGTGGATATGGTGGCGGTGCAGGAACATGGGATGACATCAATGACTTTGCTCAAGATACTGTTTCTTTGACATATGCCCCAGGGTATAGCGGATCAGGAACTGGGGCAGAAGTCGTTTGTAGATTTGAAGCATATCCAGGTGGAGCTGGTTATGGTAATGCTGTTAACACAAGATATAAAATTCTTGCCTTTTCTAATAAAGGAACTGGATATGCTGCTGGTGATGTTCTTAAATTCCCTGATATTGGTGGAAAGAATATCGGTTCTGCTCCTATAACTGGTGGTGGCGGTATTAGTCTGAGAGTTGATACTGTTGGACAATCTTCGGAAAATGGTAACGCAGAATCGGGATATCCTCATGATACTTGCTTAGCAAACGTTGTTCCTTTTGATACCGTCGTAGATAATAATACAAACGTTGTATATCCACAGATCTCAAATATTGTTGAAACTACCGAAGCATTTGATTATGAAGATGATCCAACAGAGCATACTCATACTATCAATTATAGTATTGGAACTACCAATTATCAGTTAAATATACCAGAGACATTTATTTCTACTGATGGTATGTCAGCTTCGGTTAACATTCAACCAGAAACTGACTCCAAAATAGATAGTTTAATTGCTCCTTTTATCATGGTAGATTACTTAATTAAGACCTAAAATGTCAATCAGAAATATCCGTACAAATTATCTGTCAGATAAGGCAACTTTTGGTAACACTACAATGCCAATTGGTGCTATTGTGCCTATTTTTAAGGCAGACGATGAGAAAGTCACAGATAATGGTGTTGTTACTGGACTAGGAACAGTATCAACAGGAAGTTCTACTGGCACAGGGTATACTAATGATGTTGTTAGTGGTGTTCCAACTGGTCCTATTAGCGCAGATTTAGCTCCAGCTAATTTTGGTGTGAATAATGATCTAATTACACTCAATAATCATCCATTTGTAGATGGTGATAAACTAGTTGTTACTGAGTCTGCTCAAAACCCTAATAAACTAAAATTAGGTGCTTCAATTCAAACTATTACTGTTAACAATGGTGGATCGGGATACACAACTCCACCAAACGTTATTGTAACTGACAATGGAGCTGGTCCTGCAGAACCTGGACAGTTTTCAGCAACAATTAATTCTGGAGTTGTTACTGCCATCACAGTTAATGATGGTGGAAAAGGATATCAAAATCCAGTAGTAACAATTAGTGGAGGAGGTGGAGCAGGTGCAATCGCTACTCCTAATCTATCTGCTGGTGGTGTAGGTGGAGTACAATTTGAAAAGAATTTCAGTTTTTATGTAGATAAAGTAGACAATAATAATTTTAGAATTGCTAGAAGTAATAGTGATATCAATGATGGTAAATTTTACAACGTAACTGATGCTGGATCTGCAGGACTTTTCACGGTAGCATCGTCTACTGGATATGGTCTTGAAGTTGGTGTGCTTGCTAACTTAGATGGTACATTAAACTTCTGTACTATTCTTAATCCTGGATATGGATATACTGATGGTGAGACTGTATATGTTTTACAAGATGGAAGTAATGGATTAGCAAGAATTGAGATCACGTCAACTACATCAAATACTGCAACCGACCCAGCGATGCAATATCCTGGATTTTTGTATTGTGATGGATCTGAGTATAATGCACATGACTATCCACTGTTGTTTGAAGTCATAACAGATGATTATGGTGGTAATGGTGGAACATTTGATAAAGAGAACTTTGGAACTACTCCTGGAGTTACATTTAATGTTCCAGATTATAAAACAAAGAAACTTGTAGGTGCAGGTGGTGGTGTATCTGGTGCTGGATCACCTGTTTCTGGTAATGTTATTTCTGTTGTTGGTGCTACTGGTGGTAGATGGTATTTTTCTAAGGATCAGCAAGAGAATCTATTTGATATTGGAAATATTATTATTAGTGGATACACAAATGTTACTGAATTTGTTGGTGGTTCACTGAGTGGTGAAGTAACAATCCAAGTTGGACCACTACAAGAGAAGATGATCTCTGCTGTCCCAGAACACGAACATGCTATTCTAACATCTAGTGCTCCTCAGGCTGGTGCATTTGAAGGTGGTGGTGGACCAGTTGACGATCATGCTGTTGGATTCAAAGATAGTAATGGTCAGGTTAATTTCTTCTTACCATCTGGTGGAGTTCCACTATTCCACGCACATGGTATTGTTGATTATGTTATACAAGACCCTAACCTCTCCACATACGGAAACGTTGGTGGTATTGGTGAGAAGTTCTTTGCTACTTTCACACAAGCTCAAATCGGTGCTGATGGTATCTTTAATGTCCAAGAACATGATCTAAACACTGGCAATATGATTCGTGTTGTATCAAACTCACAATCAACACCACTGTCATTTAGTGTTAATGGTGTAAGTGTTAATTTTGCAGCACAGAGTACCTGGTGGGTTATTAAGGTAGACGATGACAATTTTAAATTAGCAGCATCAAAATACTTAGCATTAACAGCAAATGCACTTGTAGTTACAAATGGTGGTAATTCTGGTGAAATTACTATTGAAACAGGATATCAGATTGCTGGTAATTTACCAGCAGAAGTTGTTACTATTATCACAACTCCAAGTCCTACAACATGGGATATTGATGATGACTACACTATTGGTGGAAAGACAGTTCAGTTACCAGGAGATACAACTACCAATCTTGACATAAAAGTAAGTAAAAACAGTAACGGAACTTACACAGTACCAGCACCAGCTGCAGATGAAGTTCCAATTCTTGCTATTGGTGGTAACTTAACTGGTGCTGGTGGATCTGGTGGTAACACTGCTAATACTGGTGGTAATGGTGGAAATACTACCTATACTTTCTCGTATGCTGGAAATACTTACGCAGTTAGAGCAGGTGGCGGTGGCGGTGGACAATCAGGAAATGGTGGTGGATCTGGTGGATCTGGTGGTAATGTAAGATATGGTGTAAATGGTTCATTCACGACTGTTAATGGAAATGGAACATTTAATCTTGCTGGTGGTGTGAGTCTAGAGCTTTCTGGATATGTTGCTGGACAAAATGGTACTAATGGTGGATCCAGTGCTGGTGGTACTGGTGGATCTAGTACACTATTCTATGGAAAAGGTGGAGATGGTGTTGCTGATACTAGTACAGAGGATGTATCAACTTATACAGAATTTAGTTATACTGGAACTAGTTTCCAAACATATAATATTCCTTCTGGTGGTAGTCTTAAGAGTGTTACCTGTCAAGTACGTGGTGGCGGAGGTGGCGCTGGTGGTGTAGTTAACGGTTCAGATAAAGGAGGAAAAGGTGGAGCTGGTAAACGAGTCAATGCTGAACTAAACACTGGCAATAATGGTATTTTAAGAGTATATGTTGGTGGTGGTGGCGGCGCTGGATCAGGAAATAGTGGTGGATTCAGTGGTCCCTCTCCCTATGCTGGCGGTGGCAGCGGCGGATCAGGTAACGGTGCTGGCGGCGGAGGCGGCGGTGGTGGTGCTTCGGCAGTCGGTACTACATCTGTTGTTCTAGTTGGCGCTGGTGGTGGCGGCGGTGGTGGATCAAGTGCTAACAGTTCATCCACTACTAGTGACATGAATGGTCAACCCAACGGTACAGATGGTGTCCAAAACCTGAGCAATATCTTCGCTGGATCTGGTGGTGGCGGCGGTAATGGTGTCTGCTCTGGTGGTGGCGGAGGCGGCGGCGGTGGCGGCGCTGGCGTAGGATCTGGTATTGGTGGTGGTGGCGGTGGATCCAACGGATCTAATGCACGTAGAGCAGGATATGGTGCTAAAAGAGGACAATCTGCTGTTAAATCCTCTGGTGCTGGTCCAACTGTTAGTAGCTCAAGTTCTAGTGGTGCAGGTAACGGTGGAAACAATACCGCAGGTAACTCTCAAGCAGGTGGCGCTGGTAGTGTCTCATTTACTTCTACTAATACTATCACCACACAAGGTGCTGGTGGTGGTGGCGGTGGATCAGGTGCTACCGTTTACTTTAAATTTGAAGCTAGTGGTTTAACTAATCCAAATGCTAGTACACTTCAGGTTGGTAATAATGGATCTGGTGGTGGTGCATCAGGACAAGATGGTGGTGGTGAAGTTGGATACTATATTGAACAATCAGTTGGCGGTGGCACTGGTACATCTACAACTGCTGGATTGTTTGACCTTGCTAGCACGACTGTAGACTACATTGAATCTGGAACAGGATCTGGATCTGCAGGTGGATTTACTTCTACAGATAATGAGAAATATCTCAGATTTTTTGGAAGTGAAGCAGTAAGATGGGCGAGAACAATCACCATTAATGCATCTCCTAGTAATAGTAAGGGATCTCCAATTATCAATTCTAAATGGAGAGTAATACGTGGTAATGGTAGTAATGGTGGAGAAGCACCAGGAGAACCACTAGAATTATTTGCAAGTAATGATAATGGTGGCAGTTATACTAAGATTGGTACTATATCATCTGCTAGTGGTCCTACTGATTGGACAATAGTTGATGTTGCAATTCCATCTGATTTCCAAACTAATAACTTATTGTTAGAAGTAAGACAAGTTAGAAGTTCAAGTGGAAATGCTGGAGGAGATAACTTCGGCATTGATTGGGTTCAGTTTGAATATGACGAAGCAGAGGTTGAGATTGCTACTTATCCACAAGCAAGAGCTGACTTAGGTATTGAATTTGTCACAGAAAGAATTGAACCACAAGGTAATCCTATTGATTCTGCTGGTTTAGATGTCAATGAAGGTACATTTACACTGTCATCTGCTGTTAAATTAAATGTTTCTTCAACTTTATCACCAGAGATTGACATTCCTCTCTTAACACGCTATCATCTAGTGAAGTATTTGATCAGGGCGTATTGATGCTAGCAGCAAGTGAGTGTGGATTTATTATTGATCCTGATAGGATTGAAGGACAGTTTGAAGACTTCATTGGTGTGTACAGGAGATTTGTACACCATGATATTTGTGCTGCAATCGTAAAAAACTTTGACACATATATTGATATCAATCCTGAGATTGTACAGCATGGTAAAGATCAGATGCCAGATAAGAAACTTGCTAGACATGATGTTAGCATCATGTTAGATGATGTTGACATGGGATTGGCAACACATTTCTATAAGTATTTGAATAGCGCATTTGGAAACTACAAGCAAGAGTATGATCATCTTAAAACAAATCTAAATTCTATTGGATTGAAAGTACAGAGAACCTCTCCTGGTGGTGGTTATCATACTTGGCATTATGAGAATGGTAGTTTCAGAGCAGCAAACAGAGAACTAGCATGGATGGTATATTTGAACGACATGCCTGATGGTGAGGCAGAGACTGAATTTCTCTATCAAAAGAAACGATATAAACCACAGACAGGCACGTTATTGATCTGGCCAGCAGGGATGACACATGTACATCGTGGGAACACTGTCTTCACCCATGATAAATATATTGCGACAGGCTGGTTTCTAAAACTCCCGTAATCTAATGGCAGACATCCGTGTAGTAGTGCAAGTCAATGCACTAGAAAGAGTTATCATCGTAGATGGTAAGACTGAATTTATTGAAGAGACATGGTGGAATGATAATATCCAACCTATGCTCTTTCCATTTTGGTCATCTGATAAAGACCGCTTGATTCATTTGAATTATTTCAGTGATGGATCTTATGGTGTTGAGAAGAAGAAGTACGTCTATGATCGTGCTACTAAAGAAAGAAAATGGAAAACATATGAATGGAGAGAAGCGACTGACGCTGAAGTAGCAGACATTGCTGAGAAACTCAAAGAGAAGTATTTTGAGTACAAAGACAGCGCACAAGAAACTGTTGCAGAAAAACTATATGATGAGTATGGTAGATGGCAGAAAACATCATGGGAAGGTGTTAGACTAGTCAGGAACTATCTCTTATCTGAATGTGACTGGACTCAAATGCCAGACGCACAAATTAGTGATGAAGTAAAAGCACAGTGGACTGCATACAGACAGAAACTTAGAGATATTCCTTCTGATTACAGTGGTCAAGGATCTGATGAGGTAAAGTATCCAATCAATCCTACTGTTTATTCTAGATATGTACAATATCAGGATGCTGAAGGTAATACTCCATATGCAGGTAATGCATATCTACAAACAGATGATCAATTTGGTGGATTTGTCCCAGGTGTATGGGATGAATATGTCAAGAGAGTATGTTTGACCATTGCTTCTAACTATAGAATCAAGAATCCTGACGAAATTATACATGGTGCATTGAAACCTGCTGATTACTCTGCTCAGTATCCTGACGAGAGAGCAGAACTTGATGCACTCCTAGCAGCTCTTAATAGTAATAACGTTTAATCATGGAACAAAAACTTAATATTCTCCTTCTCACTCTTGTTACGGGGGAGGAGTTGATTGCTAATGTAAAAGATCATATTGAAGAAATAAATGGTGTACAGCAAAAAGTCTGCTATAATCTAGTATATCCTTTTACCATCAAATCTTCAGGTCAAATTGATGTAAATCAACTGGGTGTGACATATAAACCATGGAAGAGATTTTCTTCAGATAATTCATTCTTAGTTGGATTTGATAGTATTGTTAATATGTGTGCTCCTCTTCCATCTATTCATGAGGGATACAAGAGAGCAGTTGATGACTATATTAAATCTTATGTTGAGGTTATGCAATGATTTATGAGTATGATTTCTTAGATAAAAATAGACTAAGACAAATGATGAGTCTATTTGACTCTGGTAAGTTTATTGATGGTGCTGCTACTGGACCAAAGGAAAAGCACGTAAAAGATAATACTCAGCAAGATGACATAGAGATCAATAAGATTGTCAATCAGAGTATTACAAAGATTCTAAAACAAACAGAATTGTTTAGGATGCATCCTTTGAATAAATGCTCACCATGTTTTTTGTTGAAGTATGAGGAGGGTCAGCATTATGATGATCACACAGATTATTATGAAATGTGGGGATGTAGAACTGATTACACAGTTGTTATCACATTGAATGATGACTATGAAGGTGGTGAACACTTCATCAAAGTTGGTACAGAAACTATTGAGAAGAAACTACCTGCTGGTAAAGCTTTAGTTTATCCCACACATTTTGTACATGGTGTAAGACCAGTCACAAATGGTGTTAGGAAGTGCATCACATTTTGGTTAGAGAGTTCAATCTCTGATTCAACCATGAGATATTATATTACTGAACTAAACAAAGTATACTGGAAACTGGAAGGTGATTTAGATAGAGAAGTATTGACTCAATTTGATCTTGCTCGCCTTGGTATTATTAGACATCACACTACATTAAGGAACTAATATGAGCAAACTTACTGATATTAAATCTTGGGACACTATTCTTACCCAAGCAGAAATGGAGGAGATTGATAAAATTGCTAGTCGTCCTAGATGGCAATTTGGTGCTACTAGTAGTGAATCATCATTACATAAAAAGTTCTGGAAGATGGATATCAAAGGATATGGTATCTTTGATAGTGTCATTCCTGAGAAGATGGAGATCTTAATTCCATTTAAGTTTGAAATCTTAGACTATTATATGAATGGTCACACTAGAGGTTTGGATGGATCTATGCATGTTGATGATGCAGATTATACATTCTTAGTGTTTTGTAATCCTGTGTGGGATCTCACATGGGGTGGAAAGACTATATTTGTACAAGATGATGGTAGATATGATACTGTATTCCCTAAACCAGCGTCATGTGTGCTATTCCCATCTGACATGTATCACTGGGCAGAGGACACTACCAGAGAGTTTTATGGCATTAGAGTAACTGCCGCATATAAATTAAAGAAAGTAGAGGACAACGATGCAGAACCTACAGACATTTGATAGTGCTAGAGATTGGGATCAAATTGAGGAAGCCGCTGCAAATGCTGGTGCTCTAGTATACTGGGAGAACCCAAGACTTGAGGCAGCAGATGATGCTGCTAAGTCTATTGTCATTGATTACTATAAACTTGACGAAGAAATGCCACCAGAAGTTATTCTTTTGATGGAGAGCAAGTATTATGGATACATTGAGTTTAGAACTCCTCAAATTGCAGAAGACTTTGTGATGGATTATTTCCCTCGCAAAGATGAAGTTGATGATGACACATACTGGTATCAGTGCTTTGTTGTAAGACCAGATGGTGTCATTGAATATGATAATAATGCTCTACGACCAGGGAGAAACAGACCAGAAGAATGAAAATTTTTAATGGATTTGTAGTTCCATTTTTCACTGCTACAGTTGAGAATTGGAGTGATCACAAAGATGATATAATTTCATCCTTAGATCTTGAAGATGGTGATGGACACCTTACAGACTACTTCAAATATTATAAAGAAGGTAAGCTTGCTCCATACACAGAAAAAATGTTTGAATTGTTTGATCCTGCATTGAAAGAATTCAATGAGATATATCCATTTGATTTTGAGATCTATAATATGTGGGCGCAGAAGTATACTCGTGGAGGTTATCACCCACCCCATAATCATGGAGCACTAGGATATAGTGCTATTTTTTATGCCAGTTTAGAGAGTGACCACCAACCAACGTCGTTCTTCGCTCCCTTTGTTGACTTCATTGAGGGTGATGTGGTAGAGTATGTCCCTGAGGTCAGTGAGGGAGACATCGTGTTCTTCCCATCTGTCTTGACACACCAGTGCAAGGCAGTAAAATCTGACTCAGAACGTGTGATCTTCTCTTTCAACATCAAGAATGCTTGAATTTTGCTATGAACTCCCTTATGAAGACCTTGACTTTACAGATGAAGAAACTCGCAAACTTTATCGTATTGGAAGGGGAGAGCAAGGAGTGCTATTGGTACGCCCTTACACTAACGACATTTGCGCTCACTGGCGCTTTGTAGATGAAACTACTGCTCGCGACTCTTCTGCTAAGATATACCAAATGTTCCTTGGATTTAAAACCAAGTTTCTGGTGACACCAGACCCCAAGAGAAAGATTGGCGAACCAATGAAAAGTCCAAGGCTGCTGCCGTATTTAAAAAGGTTAGAGACTTGGCTGCCTATGATGAAACCTACCAACAAATGAGACGTGAATGGAGATCTAATGAAAGTTCCAACGCAGTACGAGTTGACACACTTGCAGCTACAAGCAATGTTACGAGACAACGCTATTCCAGAAAGCGAACTAAAGTATCTGGGTGATCGTGTCTATCCTGATGACTTCCAAGCACATCCAGAGTATCATGGTATCACCATGCCATGGTATCTTGTAGGTGGTGAGCACGAGGTGCCAGTATGTGACATCGCATCAGTTGATCAAGTGGACGATGATGATTGTGTCCCTGAGAATGATGGGTGGGGACCTCAATAGTAAAGAAATTATTAGGAAACGTGGATTTCCACACATAACCATCTAAAATACCTGAGTCAACGCTACAATTACATGGACTGGAACACAACCAAACACGAAAAACGCAAAGATGCTTTCTTCATCTTTTATGAGAGTGTGTTGAAACCAGATCATGAACTACGTCAAGATGCACATGATCAGCAATGCTATCATGAATTGCTAGAGTGGCGTGGTGAAATTATTGAATACCTTGATCGCCGTCGTAACGAGGAGTTTTATTCGTGACATCACCAATTCTTGGACCTGACAACACTTATGAAAAGCAACGCCAATGTCGTATGCAGGATGCTATTGACGATTACCTCCAAGATGACAAAGTATCGTCAAGACAAGCATATGAAGAGATGCTATCTTGCATCAATGATGTGATAGAATATCACGAGAAAGCATACTGTCGTGCTCGTGGTTTGTATGATCTAATGATGGGCAACCGTGAAGTTGATCCATTCATTGATGATCCCAAGCTTGTCAAAAAACTACAGTATGATAAAATACCACAGCGTTATTGATTACCATGACTGAAGAAGATCTTAAATCAGCAGTAGAAAACATGTTGATGATGCAAAGAATCAACGATGAAAACTTTCTGAAATTGCAGGCACAAATTGACAACCTGCAAAAACAACTTAATGATCTGAACGATCTTAAGGAAATGTTCCGTCTCCCTAAACCAGAGAATAAGGATCGGAAGTATTTTGATGAAACCGATTGATTTTGAATTGCTACAACCAGTGTGCTATCATGGCACATGTGGTTACATCTCTTTCATATGTGAAGAGTACATTACCATTTGTTTCAAAGACATCCCACTGCCTACGAGTGCAAACTCACGGTGGGGTCGTCACTATGTTAACCTTTTAGTTTATTCTCAATTTTGGCATGAAGTACGCAGTTGTGTGGATGAAAAACAAGAAGAAGGGCACCGCCCGCCAACAAGCGATCTTCTACAATTTGGACGACGCCGCACTGTGGGAACAACACATCAACAAGACCCAGCACTGTCGCACTGATATTATTCCTATCTACGGTGATTCGTAATGCATTGTTTTGTTGACCTGAAACTACCTGACATCATCTTAGAAGAGATTATCAAAGAACTTGATAACCCATCTTCAGGAGACTTTGCTGAAGCTATGGTCTTCAATCCTGATGGTGACTATCGTAAAGTGCCATCACGATCCACAAAGGTTAAACTATTGAAAGAACCAATGTGGGTTGGTGCTTTCTTCAGGCATTACCTGAACATGATCAATGATGAGCATTACAAGTTTAACTTGAGTCCTTGGTATCATGGCAATGCATTCCAATATGCATGTTATCGTGAAGGTGATCACTACTCATGGCATCGTGACCATGTTGAATTGACAAACCCAACAGAGAAATTCATTCGTAAACTATCATTCTCAGTATTGTTGAATGATGACTACGAAGGTGGTGACTTAGAGTTGGCATATCATACTGGTCATGGTATTGTTAGTGATGAACCTGACGTGAAGATACATAAGGCACCAAAGAAAAGAGGACAGATGGTAATCTTTCCATCTGAAACTATTCACAGAGTAACACCAGTTACCAAGGGTATTAGGAAGAGTATCGTAGGTTGGGTCATCGGTCCACCATTCGTGTGACACTCTTCAAGCTGCCCACTGTGGTGGCACAGCACCCCTAAACCGTGTATATTAAGAGAGTCAAAGCAAGGCACACCATGCAACTCAAGAATTCTGCCACTCAAGTTGATTTCTACCCCTGCACCCCCTCTGCTAAGCGGTTCGTCAAGCGTGTGATTTGGCATCCTGGTGCTGAGAGTGAGATGACCACGTTCTCCACTGTTGTCAAGACTGATGCTGTCTACTCTATCAACAACCTGATCGCCAATGGTGCTGAGGTGACTGATTTCAACATTCACTGCTACAATGGTGACGACTATGCCCCTGTGATGTGCTGAGAGGCACTCAGGAGCGCCTCTATCCCCCCTCCAATCCACAATGACTACTGAGACCACCTCAGTGCCCCTGGAACCCTCACAAATCAAATTCCTGCTGGATATGATGATGGGGTGTCCACTGGGGCACACACAACAATATTCCTATCATCACAATGTTGATGCTAGTGAACTGTACAACCACCTCCAATCTCAATTAGAACAATGATCACTCAAGACGATCGCAACTTTGTTGACATGCTGTTTGACAAGATGCTCTCACTCACTGACATGGATGACATGGATATGAGTGACGATGACACTGCTGGTATGATGGCACTTGAACTGAAAGCAGCAGAGCTAGAGGTGACAGTTGACGAACTGGTCCAACAGATTGAATGCTGACCTGTCACACGCTATAATAGGATCAACTTCCCAAGGATTATGTTTGACTTTATGTTTGCTGATGGTAGTCTCCGTGACTACATTGATTCCAACGTACAGGATCCTTGGGAAGATACTCCATTCAAGGGGTATGTGTACATGTCACCCAAACAAAAGGGTGAGTTTGGTGAGCGATTCGTGTCCCAGTGTATGTACAAGTATGGGGTGAAACGTGCTAAGACATCCACTGCTGGACATGATCGTGTCATCAGTAATATACTTACTGAGATTAAGTTCTCTCTCGCTACTCGTGATAAGAAAGGTAGTGTGAAGAAGGACTCATTTATTATTAACCATGTGTCTCGTGATAAAGACTGGGAGCGATTGATATTCTGTGGTATCAACATAAAAGAGTGTGATGCACGTATCGTATGGTTTACAAAAGAAGATTTCATAGCACATATTGAGTCAGATGAGTGTCTCTTCGCTCACCAGCAGGGTGGCAAGAGTATTGAGAATGATGACTATATCTGCACCAAGGTAAAAGAACTGCTACAACAAGACTGGGTAAAGAACATCACGGAGTGGTAATGAAAACAGACGTAGTGGCGCGGATCGCAGGGAGCGTTGGTGTCATCGCTGCCTATTTTGTTGTGCTACATGTGAACGTAACTGCAGGAGTCATAGCGCATGTTGTATCTGATGCTATATCAGTTCCGTACTTCATCCGCACCAAATCGTGGGATGTGGTGATCATGATCGCATTCCTGCTGGCGATCAGCGTGTCCAAGCTGACCAGTCCTTGAAGTGTCCACTATTGTGGCACAGGGCGCGGAAACCATGTATATTAAAAGAGTCAAAGGAACGGACCTCATGCCCAACGCTTACGAAGTCAGCATCTGCAACGAAGACCTGACCACCAGCATCTTCTACATCACACGTCCTGCTACCAAGTCCATGCGTGGTCTTAACCGTCAGCACAACAACGTGGTGAACCAGGTTGTCAATGCTATCCGTGAAGTGCGTGGATGGCGTCGTCTGACCGTCAAGCGTGTGCCACTTGCAGAAGTTGCACAGGGTAGCGTGTGATCGCTTCCTCCCCTTGCTATACTAAGTTCATCAAACAAACAAACCTCATGACTGTGACCTTCTCTGAATTCGCTGCTACTGCCGACGCTCGCGAGCAAATCGCTGCTAACGCTCTCAAGTATACCAAAATGCTTTGTGAAGCACTGGAGCAGAACTTCCTTGAACAGTCCATCAAGCGTGCTCAGTTCTTGATGCCTAGCTCTGACAATCCACAATACTGGGAAGAGCGTATTGAAGACTACAAAGCAGGCAAAGATTTGTACAAGTTCAGCATTGTGACTGGTCGTAAGTATCACAAGATCGTCCAGACATGCACTGATGGTAGCAAGAGTGTCCACGCATTTGTTGACAAGAACACTGGTGAACTGTACAAAGCAGCATCCTGGAAAGCACCTGCTAAGGATGTTCGCTTTGACCTTCGCATCATTGGTCAGCGTGAGTGGGTGTTGGAAAACTGTGACTGGGCGGGTGGTTACCTCTACAAATAGGGTTGACACCCTCCCACATACATAGTACACTGTATTCAGATCCAATTCCTCAAGAATCATGAACGCTCCCAATTTCTACATCGTTGCTGATGGCAACGCATATGCAATGGAAGATGATGGTTATATGTTCGGTGCCCCTGTGTTTGAAGACAACACTGTTGATTGGAACAGTGCCTATGACTTTGAACCTAATGAAGAAGATGTAGAGTATGTTGCACATATGTGCAAGATGCTGCAAGACATCAAAGCTCTTACTATTGAACACACTAATGAGGTATTTGTCAAATGAACATGCTCGCTGAACACATCAAAGAGTACATCCAACCGTATCCTAACAGATACACTCGTGGTTCATGGGAGATCCGTGTACTGCCACATGAAGATCTAGATGATGAGGGAGTTGAAAAGTATTGGCGCATGTTTAAGAAGTTTCCTAACGACTTCGCTGCTGCTGCCGTCAGTTTGCTCCCTAAGGATGTAGAATTCATCCAATACGACCACCTCGCAAACATCATTTTCGCTAACAAACTGTGAACAACTTCTACTACACTCACGACGACGCTACCACTGAGCGCATCTCTGCACAGCGTGATGACATCTATGAAGGTGTTGTTGCTCAATTCCGTGTACTGATGGCAAAGGACATGATTGATGAAGCACTCGCACTCGCTGATGAATTCTTTGAGTGGATGGATCCCGAGCAACTAGAGGACGAACCAACTGTATTCTACAATGAGCATGAGCTTCAGGAGCGATTCTATGAACTCACAGACGGATGACGCTCTAGATGACTCATTGCGTTCCTTGATACTACAATACATCAAGGCACACAATGAGGGCAAACATGCTGATGCAGAACTATTGCTACATGAAATCAACACCATGAGGAGACTATGTGATGAAAATGCGTAATGCCATCTTGGCAGGACTAATGTTTGGTATGGCACACGGTATGAGTGTGCAAGCAGGAGAGGACAAAATCACCAAAGGATACAATAGCATGGATGCTATGGGTTGTATGCTAGTACGTGAGTGTACAAATGATGTGAATGAAGTGTACTCACTGCTGGACATTAGTTCACAGTATGAGAACCCAGAGCGTTACACACCTCATGCTCATGAATTCAATACTATGCTACTAGCAATGCATCAGGTTGGTATCAAAGTATATCTTGCTGATCAACGCTATTTCCCTGTCATGCATCGTGGTGTTTATCACACTGTGACTAACAACATCTATCTCAATAGGAGATACATGGATGAACCACATGTGTTGATGCAATTGATGCGACATGAAGGATGGCACGCTGCACAAGACTGTATGGCAGGTACTATTGATAATAGTATGATTGCTATCATCAAACCAGAGGACGATGTTCCTATGATCTGGCGTGTGATGGCAAAGCGTACATATCCTGAGCATAGTGTCCCATGGGAAGCAGAAGCACAATGGGCAGGTAGAACAGAGGACATGACCATGGAAGCACTTCAGAGCTGCGCTCGTGGTACAATGTGGACAGATTATGAACCGACACCACTCACACGTCAATGGTTAGAGGAAAATGGTTACATTAAAGATTGAACAGTATGCCGACACGGAAGACTACTACATCCAAATCCCAGAAGACATCCTCAACACGCTCCAGTGGCAAGAAGGTGACAACCTCGTCTGGGAAGTCCAAAGCGACAACTCAATCAGCGTTAGAAAAGAACGTAGCGTCTCTCAGTACAAAAAAGACATCATCCAAGAGTACATCAAAGAAACCTTCGGTCAAGTCTTCCACTCGCCAGAAGCTCAAGGATCGTGGGGTTAAACACACTAGATGCGCTAAGATTGAACTATTTCCAGTCAATTGTATGCCATGGCGTCTAGAACCACGCACTGGTAAGTTTAACCTATCGTGGTACATGTGCTTTGATCATGCAGTAGATCAGATTGAACGATCTAATCTCAAACCACGCGATTACAAACTCATGTGTTATACTAGTGTGCCAATCACTGATCCACTAACAGGTGGAGTAAGGATACAACGTTATGTCAGATCCTAATCCTGATAAAGTTCCCCTATCACTCTCAATCATCGGCGCTTTCTTATTCGCCATTGCTATCATTGTAGGTGGTTACATTCATGGGCATATGTCCATCACTACGGTATATCACAACTTGACTAATTTCAACTAGTTCTGTATAATATACTATAGTTGCGCCCATACCGATGACTAACGAAGAGTTCTACATGGAAATTGAAGAACAACTCCAAGAAGAACAACGTATTGGTTATCGTGATCATCACTTCTATGATGATGCTACATATGGACAAGTAGAAATTGATTACACTACACAATCATGAACCTCTCCCTAGACGAAGTAGATCACATCCTTAAAGCTCTCAATACTATGTCATCCTATGATGTAGCAAGAGCACGAGAGATGATTGAACCAGGCACTACACATCATGAACAACTAGTACAGAAACTAAAGGATTATCGCTTACGTCTAACATGAGCTCCCTATTCATTATTACACTAGTATTACTAATAACACTAGCAATGGAGATGACATGGAGTGTCAGACGATCTAAGTAAATGGACACATGGTGGATTAGAACGATCGTCCATTAATATACTACGTCTAATATCAGAACTAGAAGGAGTATATCAACTGACGAAGTACATGGCATTTGATGATGACAATGCTATCATCACTACTATGAAACAACGTTACTACAAACTATACTATCAGACAGTGAAGGAAGAACGTGATCAATCATCATTCAAACAAACGCATAACACAGGATGAGATAAACAAGAAGGCAAATATGTGGTCTGGTATTATCTCTGAAAATCCTGATACGTTTATCCTGCCTGAAGATCCACTGTACAAATATCATCCTGTATTCCTCCCTTATCGTAAATGTCAATGTTGTGATCATGATAAGTTCTTCCTAGAATATCATTACAAACGTTGGGATACAGGAAAGAAGAGAATGTCTCACTTTGGTATACTACGTTGTGATAAATGTGGTGAATCTATTACATGGGTAAACAAATACTTACGTGATGCAGTTATCAAAAGAAACAACATTAACATAGCAGAGATAGACTAATGAAAACATTCACTAGTACATCAACTAAACCATACGATAGACATTTCTACATCATCACATACGAAGATGGTAGAACATACACATATGATGACTATGAACTAGTACGTCTTCATTACTTCCAACAAGCTGATACTACAGGTAGTAAAGTCACTGTTATGGACAAACAACAGTACAATCATAGTACAACAAAGGGATTTAAGTAGCACCCTCTGCAATTGATTCTCAATAAGGTTTTCAAGGTGCTCTCCGCGCCAGTCATACCAATGGTTCTCAATAAGCAATGCTAGTTGAGAATCAATAATAAAAAAAGGTTAATTAAATACCCCCTGGCTGCTCTGAAGATACTGCTAAGGTACTCCAGAGACGTTGGCTTAGCACGCAACCACACGAAAGTCAAGGAAGCATGTGACAGTCCTCAAAGTGGCACACAGACCCTCGGAATCACCCCCAAGACCCTTTATAATAAATGGAGAAACACAGAAATCTCACTTTTTCGCTTTTTTGACTTTTTAAGAAAGTTTAAAAAGTTAAATTTTAAGATTTTTGAGTTTTTTTCAAATTTAAACTTTAAATCCCTTTCAATGTTTGTGAAAACCTACGAAAACCTTGATAGTTCAGCTATCAATACACTAAAAGTAGACAAAGAGAGTGTATTTGTAACATATAACAGTAATATTGACAAAGAATATGAGTTCAAGTGTGAAAATGCACAAGAATTCAATGAAAAAGTGTCAAATACACTGAAAAACAAAGAATCTATTGGTAAACTAGTGAATGTAAGTATTAAAGAAGGCAAACTAGTTGATATCACTAAATAAATCACGTATTTGAGGTATAACAACCGATTCTAATCAATGGGCAAACGTCACTCTTCGGGCGACAACAGTAAGTATAAAGATTATGACGACGATTTTGAAGATTTTGGTTATGAAGTAAAGAATATTAGGAGACAAACTAAAAAGAAGGTAGCAAAATTTAAACGAGAGGTCAATGAGTATGATGACAGTTTCTAAACTGTCCATATAACCTCCCATTCACATCCTGAGCGTGTATAGTGTATACATGTTCAGGATTTTTTATGCACAACTTCCAACAATTCATTGACTACGTTTATTCTTTCTATGGGAAAGATGGTCTGTATGATCAAAACAGAACCAAAGAACAAATTGCTTATGCAGTGTTAATGTATTTGGATGATTGCAATGACCCATGTATAGAAATGTCATGGGGTGATGGTGATAGTTTGGACCGTGAAAGGGTACGTGATTTTATGAACGATATCTATGGTCCAGTTCCCGTAGTGGCACAACCTGGGTTGAATTGCTGATCATATCCTGTATTGTATACACATGAACAAAACACCTATGTTTCAACACAGACTGCCAAACGGTAAGATCATCATGCACACAGGATTGCCTAAGCATCTTGCTATCAAACGCATGGAAGATCATGAGCGTTGGTGTCAAGAACACAGGGAAGAATTAGAGCGTGATTCTCAAGAACTATTTGATCAAATGTTTGGGGGTTGATGTAAACAATTGGTCAGCCGCCCCAACCAGTTGGCAAGGTGGCACAGTGACCCCAGCAGATCGCCAAACCCTATGCTTATAATAGGTGCATGAACAAAACACTCCTCTCCAATCCCCAGACCCTGCAGGACCTGCAGGATTTCATGTTTGACACCATGATGCCCGCTGAAATGTGTGTTGATTGGTTCTGTGATCGGTTCAACGTGTCTGCCACTGATGAGGTGATAGACTACGTGCTGGATGCCCACTTCGGCATGTTCGCTGACCAGTGAGCAAAGTGGCACAGGGTGGGTTGCAACTCTCCCCCCTGTGCTCTATATTAAAAGAGTCAAACAAATTCACCCATTTTTCACCACATGCGTAAGATTGAAATGCTCATGAACACTGCCATCAAGAACAACACTGACTGGCACATGAGTAACACCCGCGTTGATAACAACGAAGGTGTGTCCACCGTGTATCTGCACAATAACAAAATTGCTGAGATCGGTGAGGATTTCGTCCGTGTATTTGATGGAGGTTGGCAATCTAACACCACCAAATCTCGTCTCAATGCTATCATCAATGAGTTCTGCAATGCATTCACTGATGGTGTCTTTCAGAAGGATTTTGCATGGTACGTTCGTGATAACAAAGTGGTGCATGATTTCGTCAACGGTTACACTTTCGCTGAGTTTGCCTGATGACACATAGGGGGATTATCTCCCCCCTTTTTAATACCATCACCACACAATTGTCATGACTCAATCTCCAAACGAATTTGATCTTTTTCATCTCAAAGAGAACTATGTCAATCACATTATTGATGGGATGGATGTAGACAGTCTGGCACAAATCGCACATGATTTGTTGATGGATGAATACGAAAAGTTGACATGGGATGAAGTAACTGAAGAGATCGTAAATCTCTACGATGAAGACACATTGGTTGATCTAATTCCTGACGCAAACTAAACACAATTCAGAGGGTCTTCCATTGTCTCACTATTCCATGCCCTACCTGCCCAAGGTTGGGACAGAGCACAGACTGTCCACTTATGCTGGCATTGCCCGCGTCGCTGGGTATATAATAAGAGCAACGAAAAAAACCAAATGACCTTTGCCGTTCAACCCGCCAACTGGGCAAACTTTGATCCACACGGTGCAGAGTATGCCATCAACATCGCCCACGCTTACAAGATCTGCCAAGCGTCCATTGGGGAAGGTGACATGATGATTTGGCGTCTGACCAGTGGCAACCCTATCAAGTGGGTGAGGGTCTATGAAGACGAGAGCATTGATGCTGTGACGGATCAACATCTGTCCCACCTCGTCTAGACCTCTGCCCCTCAGCCCCTATAATAGAGACATGAAACCAAGCGACTTCCCCATGGCACAATCCCTCTTTGACAGCGACGGCATCTATGCCAGCTCCCCCTATCTTAAGAGCATCGCCCTGCAGGTGATGGAGCAGGAACGACAAGAGCGAGCAACCTGCCGCCGTGCTGCATCATACGAGCGGGTGACCTTTGGGGACATGGTGAGGGGTGCCACTGATGAGGGTGACTTTGACGATCACTTCACAGCGGAAGACTATGACCGCCGCCGCTATCAGCGTGACGGTTGGGGAACTGTCCCTGGTGACAGGTGGGTGTGACCCTGACCCGCTATAATAAAGACATCAACCAAACAACAACACATGACCGCAACCACATACAACGGATGGGCAAACTGGGAGACCTGGTGTGCATCTCTTTGGATCAATAACGAAGAGCATTTGTATCGCACCGCTCGCATCTATGGTCACAGTGGATATGACAAACTCGTCCCATATCTGCAGGCATTCGGTATGACCAACGGCGACGGATTGATGTGGGAAGATAGCAACATTGACCGTGAAGAAATGGATGAAATGTTAGAAGAACTCTGCTGCACTGACTGACAGTAAATAACACTGAGGGGCAGTAATATGCCCCTTTTTATGTTAGTTAAGGTGCGCT